CTATCAAGAAGTTTTGTGAAACTAAGAAAGAACTCCGAACCCCCGTTTTTTACTTGTCCATCATCACGCCTTATATCTCGTTTGCTGTCGGGCTGGCCGTGGGTATCCTGGCACGGGTTGACGCATTCGCCGCGTTCATACCTGATGCTGTACCAGGCTTGTCGCTGGTGATGACCGCCGCGCTGATTGGCGGTGGCGCGTCGATGGTGTACCGCATTGTTAAGGCGATCAAGACGTGGACTGAGAAGATTGCCGAGGTCACGCCGGTGCAACCATTACCGCCGGTGATAAACGTGGTGAACGATTGACACCAAACACGCCGCATTTTGAGAATGACGTTAAAGACACTTGGGGTACAGTTTCAAAACCAGTAACGCTTGAGGACGTGCAGAAAATGTATGAAATTCTTAGAGAATACGATACATTAGCAAAACTACCCTATAAAAGTTATTTGGTTAATATTGACCCAGGCAAGCCGCTTTATCAGCGTTGTGTTCCTAAGTGGTGGGAAGATGATTAACGGTTCGTTTGAACAGCCGTGGACTACGTTCCCAACCGGCAACCAGGAACCTGCCCATTGGACATTGGCCACGTATGCCGTGGGTTCAACGCTCAGAGCACCGAAAGCGGGCAACGGCGATACTGAGACAAAGGCGCTATGCGTGCCTGAATGCGTTCATAAACTGGATTGGCAGTTACCAGCCGAGGAACAACTAGGCGGTCCAAAGGCGCTTATTCTCGAAGGCAAGGCTGTCTACAAGATATTCGGCAAGTCTGCATTCCGGGCTACGTTGGCACAACAGTGGACAGTCACACCCGGCGCAGTATGTTCGCTCACTATTCCCGTGCAAGTACACGGCGGATTGAAGCCAGACGGAACGCCTTACAACGTAGACCGCGGCGCTGCATATTGGCGTGTGACGATTAACGGCACACCTGGCCCGTGGTTCACATTTATAGATGACTTTGACGACCGCGTATGGATGTGGTACTCTCCAGGCTTCAAGGCGCTGTATGGTACGGTCGATTTACTTATTGAGTTCGAGAGTCACACCCTGGCACCGGTTGACTTTTTCATCGACAACGTGCAATTCAATAGCGAGCAGCCGCAACCTCCACAGACAGAGTGCCCGAAGCCGCGCCCGGGATGGGAAAGCCGCACAACCGTGTTGGTTCATTTTGATGCGCCACATAGTGCATTTATTGAAGCCGCAGAATGGGCAGACGAAGATTACAGACGGCATGACGTAGCGAGAGCGTGGGACCCAGGCTTGTGGAGTCCGGGCTTGCGAGAAGTCAATATTAAATGCTGGCAGGATATACCAGACAGATTCCCGCCGGGATTAGTTGAGGATTGGGCAAAAGAATATTATCCATCGATCAATGCGAACATTACAAATGTCATCGCCTACGATCAAGGGGGTGATCCGCCTCCGCAGGGCAACGTACCGCAACCGATTGTGCATTATTCGGGCAATTTCGTGGGACTGCATCATTGTTTTCTAAAGCAGGACTGGGACAAGTACATCACAACCGCACGCCCGTCGGTGACAAAGTTTTTTGCTTGCGGTGATATGCTGGCTGGCCGTGCGTTACAACCGCAGATGCTGAACGTGTGGCGTAAACACGTTGATAAGGATGGCGAATGGTTGATTGGCGACATCCGCGCAAACGCAAAGAAGTTCTTCTATTTGTACCATAACGAGCTAGAGCTGCATTGCTGGAAGAACAACCTGACCGAAGCGCAGGTATTGGATGGGCCGGTTAAGATCGTTATGGAATCCATCAACGAAACAGTCCCGTCAAACAACGCACAGCACATTAACAGGGCGGTAGAGTTTGACGTTAATTTCTCCGAGTTTCTGCACGCTGAATATGGGGATAACGTACACGCTGGATTGATGACAGTGGCAGTTGGTAATCCGCTTGAGGAAGAAGTGCCGTTATTGCTACCGTGCGCGAAGCTATCACACGAGCGCGGGGACTTCTTATCCTACCACGGATATTGGGCAGCAGATCGTGGTAATTCTTATTTGGATGACGGGTATCCCTGGCACGCTGGACGTTGGGAAGAATGGGACATCGAGTTCAATAAACACGGTTACTATCCAAGGTATTATTTGGGCGAAAGTGGAATTTGCGCCACATATCCAGAAAGCCACGGCACTAATTTTATATCAACACGCGGATGGAAAACCTGTGGCGACTTCCCAAATTACATCAAGCAGATTGAGGAATTTAACGAGTTGCTGCAAATTTGGAACGAGTGGCACCAGGGACGTTGCTATGGTATTACGCTGTTCATCTACGGAGCTTGGGGCTGGGACGATTTCGACTTCAATCCCGGTGATTTGGCATTACTGCGTGAGGCGATGAAGGTCTACGCATGATTACGTTTCCAAATGTAAAAAGAATTATGACAATTCGCGCACAAACCATTAACGTAGGCAAAAATGGATAGTTTCGACATCGTATTAAAAGACGGGGCGCGGTATGTATGCACGCTCATTACTGAGCAACCAGCACCGCCTGCCACACTTGTGCCGTATTCACAACGCGATCCGCGCTGGGCAAATGAGGTTTACAGCACCGGCTCTACGTTTGCAAAGAACGGTTGCCTGGTTGTTTGTGTGGCGATGGTCGTGAGTGCCGCATATCCAGACAGGATACTACCGCCTGAGGTGGCTGAGAACTTGAAGCGCGCTGGTTGTTTCGTTGGCGACTATTTGAGCCGTCCTTCACGCATACCAGACGCATACCCACGATTATCTTGGGATGGTGTGATACATTGGCGCGACAAGCCTGCGGATATGGCGTTTGTGCGTAGCGAGCTTGCTCAGTATGGGTGCGCGGTTGCAGAAGTTGCATTCAATCCGCAGTACCCTGTTTACTGGGTGGATGCCAATAAGGTTACGCACTGGAACCAACATTTTATTGTGATAACCGAACTAACCGCAGATGGTGACGTGCTGATAGCCGACCCGTGGGACGGAGATTTCAAGTTGTTGGGCGCGTCACGCTATAGCCTACCTGGTTGGACGGCATCCCGCGCATTGACAGGACTGAGGTTGGTGAGGCCTAATGTGCAAGCGTAGCAAAGAGGACATTTACGAACAGTTGATACAGCTTGACAACACGCTGGTGCGGATTGCGGTTGCGCTGGAGCGCATAGCCGAGAATGGTATGTTGATTGACTTTGAGAGCATAGACTGGGACGTTGAGGACGGCGAATAGTGGATGAATTGCGGTATGTAATTATGGCGGTATGTGTTATCGCCATATTCTCCTGGTGGCGTGCAGGACGTAAAAATGTGCGGTTCGTGTTAAGCCGCTGGTCCGTGATGCTGATACCAGCGGCGCGGTTAGTATTTTATGCTATCAAGTTTTGCGATGTATGCACACCAGCCACCCTTAACCAAATATCGAGCGGAATGATTCTTTGGACAATGATTGTATTAGCTATATGGGGGTGGATGGTGGCTGATGAATGAGATTGTGAAGCTGATACTGGGTGCACTGCTGGCATCTATACCGGCTTATTATATTATGTTCTCACAACGCAGAAAGAATTTATCAGAGGGCGACGCCAGCAGTGCAGAGGCTGCCGCAAAGCTGAACGCGCAGACCATCGCAATGATTGGATCAATGCGTACTGACCTGGCACAACAGAAACACGACACAGAAGTATTGCAAGACAAGGTGTATTTACTGGAGCAGCAGTTAAAAAACGAGCGCATGGCAAACGTGCTCTATAAAGAGTACATTAACTATTTACTGCATGGCAGCGAGGACAATCGGGCGCAAATTGAAGAGCACGGGAGCGTTCCGGTATTCATACCGATTACACTGCAAGCGTTTGAAGCAGCACATAACGCCTAACAAGGGAGCGTGATTTGAGCGATACAGGACGCGAGGCGGCATATTACAAGTGGGGCGACCCATCCGCCGACCAACGCATCGAACATTCGTGGAACGAGGTCGCTGAGTATTTTAACAGCAAGCGTGAAACTATCCGCAGCACAGCGCGCAAGTACAGAGCGCTGCACGCGGGTGAGTTTACGGAACAGGACGCACCTCACCTATTGAGCATTGACGGCGTAACGGCAGAGGAACACCTGCCAGATGAGGAAGATGTCTACCGCCGGGCTTGTGCTGAGTACGAGCAGACGCGCAAACTATACGACAGGAAAGCGCATCAGCACATTGACTTTGACAGCGGTCCGGTGGCAATCGTTGAGGTAGCAGACTTACACGCCGGGGACATCGGGGTTGATTATGAACGGGCATTCGCTGAAGCCGAGTTGATACGGGACACCCCAGGGATGTACGTTATTACCGTCGGGGATATGGTCAACAATTTTATCATCGGCACATTATCACAGGCCCGGTCCGGAACGCGGTTAAGCATCCCGGATGAGTGGGCATTATTGCGGCGCTATTTGAAGATTATCGCTCCGAAGTGGTTATTGGCGGTGGGCGGCAATCACGACCAGTGGACCACAATGCTAACGGGCGTGGATTATTTCGCTGATCTGGTAGGACAGATTAAGAGCCGTGTTATTTACGACAGCGACGATGTACTATTTACGGTGAATGTGGGTGACTGGGCGATACCGTGCAGGGCGCGTCACAAGTGGCGGGGTAACAGTATCTACAACGTGACGCACGCCATAGAACGGGCAGCAAAGTTTGACCAGGATTTCATTATCGGATTCGGGGCGCACACGCACACGGGCGGATACACGCGGGATATGAACGTGGGCGGATCGGATGGAATAGCAGTGCAAGCCGGAACATACAAGCGCATTGATGGTTATGCGCGGCGGATTGGATTTGCGAGGCCTAACCCGTCCACTGCTGTATCGGTGGTGATCGATGCGGAGTTTCACAGCCTGACCGGGTTCAACAACCTCCAGGCGTGTGCTAATTATATGAATTATGTTTATGAATGAGCCGATTACGTTTATTGGCACCATTGCGCCACTACAAACGGCGATCACGATTTCAAGTGAGGGCGGTTGGCGGGTGAAGATTGACATACCGGCGAATCAGGAAGGGGCAGCGTTGGAGCTGCTCACGATGCGCGAGAAGCGGTTAAGAATTACGATAGAGGAAGATATTGAGGGGATAGGTAGTGAGCGAAGTAAAGCTGTTAATAGGCGAAGCGCAAAAGAACGAATCTAGCAAGGCGATACAGGCTTGCAATGATTACCTGCGAATGGGCGTGGGGCGTTCTATTGCAAAACTTCATCAATGCTACATTGACCCTTCATACAAAAACGAGCCACCAACCACATCATTTCGCTGGATGGGAGAATGGTCAAGGAAGTTCGATTGGGTAAAACGCGCTGAGGAATGGGACGCACAGGAAGAACAGCGCAAAACAGAAGCGTACAATCTCGCAATGAAAAACGGGCTTGCTCTGGATTATGAGCGGGTCAACAGCCTAAAGAGATTGGCATTGTTTTTGGAATCACAGGTTTATGAACAAGGCGAAACAGGAAGGTATCATAACGTGTGGTTGCCAGATTCTAAGTCAATTGGTTTTGGAGAGTATGCAGAGATTGTTGACATTGAGCGTTTTAACGCAGGTCTGATCCAGCAATTCAGGGGGGCGCTTGACGATTTGGCAAAGGAAACGGGTGGACGTATTAACAAGCAAGAGATCGGCGGTGTGAATGGTGGTCCAGTTACATTCAAGGTAGTCTATGACGATACAGAGCCAGGGGCTTAGTACCTATGAGATTCACTTACGCAGACCGCACGCAAAGCAACGAGAGTTCATTGACGGCTATGCAAAGCGTAATGTTCTCAGGGCTGGAAGGCGCAGCGGGAAAACAACGGGCATCGGCATTTACACGGTTGGACAGTTTATCAAGCGCAAGCGCGTTTTATACGCCACGCCAACGGCTGATCAGTTGGGCAAGTTTTGGTTTGAGGTCACGAAAGCATTGAGCGAACCTATTGCAGCAGGCGTATTGTACAAAAACGAAACCGAGCACGTTATTGAAGTGCCTGGCACGGAAACGCGCATCAGGGCAAAGACGGCATGGAACGCTGACACTTTGCGCGGAGACTATGCAGACGTGCTAATATTTGACGAATGGCAGTTGATGAACGAAGATGCGTGGGGTGTGGTTGGTGCTCCAATGCTGTTGGATAACGACGGTGACGCGGTGTTTATTTACACACCGCCGTCTATCAGATCGCGCAGTATATCAAAGGCGAAAGACCCGATGCACGCCGCAAAGATGTTTAAGACTGCGAGTGCCGATAAAACAGGACGCTGGAAAACGTTTCACTTTACGAGCCTGGATAATCCATACATCAGCGCCGTGGCATTGCGCGACATCGTGCAGGACATGACCGGGTTTGCATATCGTCAAGAGATTCTAGCCGAGGACGTTGAAGATAACCCGTCTGCGATGTGGAAACGTAACTGGATTGAAGATAAGCGAGCACTGATGGTTGATGACCTTGACCGCGTGGTGATTGCAGTTGACCCGTCGGCTACGAGTACCGGCGACGAATGCGGGATTATCGGCGGTGGGATGAAAGTGCAGGACAGCATGCCGCACCTCTACGTTTTAGAGGATGCGAGCTTGCAAGGTTCCCCTGATGAATGGGGTCGGGCTGTGGCAACCATGTATCATAAACTGAATGCCGACAGCGTAGTAGCAGAAGCCAATAATGGTGGCGAAATGGTAACGCATGTAATTAAAACCATAGACGCAAACATACCAGTGAAATTGGTACACGCGAGCAGGGGAAAGGCCGTGAGAGCCGAGCCGGTAAGCGCAATATACGAACAAGGGAGAGGCCATCACGTTGGGTCGTTCCCTTCACTGGAGGATGAAATGTGTCAATGGGAACCTGGTAGCGAAAGCCCAAACAGAATGGACGCATTGGTGTGGCTGGGGACTGAATTAGTGTTAGGTCATCAAGGGCGGTTCTTCGGATGAGTATAATGCAACGCACACCTACATTTATGGAGCGCATCAAGAGCGTATTTGCGCCACAGGTGAAAGCCATACCGCAGAAGCTGGTATTGTGGCCGACGTGGAAAGAGGGGCAACCGGAATGGCAGATGACTGACCTGTCTGCGTATATTGAAGAAGGCTTTAACGCCAATGCCCTGATCTATTCAGCGATAATGTTCAAAGTACGCGCGGCTTACACCGCAGCCCTGCGCGGGTATAAGGGCACGCGAGATGAGCCGGTGCTGCTGCCATACGGAAATGAGCTGTCATTATTAGTGGACCGTCCTAACCACTTCCAGTCGTTTGCTGAACTGCAAGCCGAGATGATTGTATATTTTAACCTGATGGGCAACGCTTATATCTGGTTTAACAATCGCTCTGGTAGTGAGTATCCTAAATCGTTCTATAACTTGCGCCCGGACTGGGTGCATCACATCTATGCCAAGAAGGAACTGAAGGGCTACGTGTACGCACCGGACGGCATGGCATTGACCGACGGCACACCGCTGCTACCGCAGGACGTGATGCACGTCAGACTGCCGAATCCAGGCGACCCGTATGCCGGGATGGGCAAAGGGCTATCACCGATTATGCCCGCCGCGTGGTCTGCGGATGTGGATAACAGCGCCACAAAGTGGCTCAAGAAGTTCTTTGACGAAGGCGCAATGCCGCGGTATATGTTGTCCGTAGATTCACCATTGACGCAGCAGATTATTGATGAAGGGACTGAAGCGTGGATGGATAGGTACGGCGGAAATTCTAACTGGATGAAGCCGTTGATTATGGGGCGTGGGGCAACCGCCACCCGCGTAGGATCGACGTTTGCCGAGCTGGATATGGGCGGACTGGATGCACGGAACGAGAGCCGCATGGTGATGCCGTTTGGCGTACCATTGACGCTGATCGAGTCACGCCCGGAGCTGGTGCAATCGACGTATAACAACAAAGAAGCGGATTACACGATGTTTCTGAAAACAACGCTCATTCCAGAGCTTGAGATGTTCGAGCAGGAATGGCGCTACTATCTGCGGTCTACCGACGGCACACAGTTCGCACAGTACGACATGGACAACGTGCCGGGGTACATTGACAAGAATCTCAAGCTGGCACAAGTGCAGGCAGCGTGGGATAACGGCGCGGCAACGCGGCGGGAATACCGGCATCTGCTGGGCTTGCCCGTCACTCCTGCGGATGATGTATACAAGATACCCGTTATGAGTTCTGTAATGGTCGCGTCACAAGCTATGCCGCGCGCACCGCAGACCGAAAGCGGCAGCGATAGTTCAAGTGAGGACGAAGGCGCAAACAAATCACTTGACGACGAACACCACAGGGCAAGTAAAGCGTTATCACGGGACAAGAAGCTCAAGATAGGGCGGATGCTGGACAGAGGCGCGGTAGCCTGGGAAGCGAAGTACCGGGAAGCCGCAGCGAAACAGTTTGAGCGTGACCGGCGGGAAGTGCTGGCAATCATCAGGGAAAGCCAGAAGTCGGCATACAAAGAGGCGAAGTCAATCGAGTGGCTATCAATTATGATGGAGGTCGCGGCATACTTACAGAAACAGAGCGCGGACAAGTGGCGCTCCACGTTTGTGCCGATTACCAGCGCGACGATTACCGAGCAGGGCAAGAATCTGAATGCGGCGTTTGGGATGCAATTCGATGTTAGAAACTTACTCGCAGAGGACTGGTATCAATCGTATATGATGCAATTCGCTGACCCGATAACGAATACTTCAAACGAGGAGCTGCACGATATATTCGCCCGTGGGCTGGCTGAGGGTTGGAGCGTGCCGACGATGCAGAAAGCGGTCAACTTAACGTTTGACCAGTGGATTAAGGGCAATGTCAACGCCGATGATATTCACTTTGCGCTGGATAGGCTGCCACCGCACCGCACCGAGATGATAGCGCGGACTGAGACAATGCGCGCCAGTAACGCCGGCGCAAATGCGCTATACAAGGATTGGGGCGTGCATCAGAAAGAATGGCTGGCTACAACAGGAGACAACAGAACCAGACCAACGCATCTGGCTGCAAATGGACAGGTGGTGAACATTGACAGCTATTTCACGGTTGGCGGGGCGTCACTGAAGCACCCTGGCGACCCAAGTGGACCGCTGGAAGAAACGATCAACTGCCGATGTACTGAGTTGCCCGTAGTCGTGCTACCAGGTGACGAGGAGCTGCCCGCGATTGAAGGACTTGAGACTGTGGCGATAGGCGCACAATGATGGCGGATTTGCTATTGTCACGATTAACCCGAAAGGAGTAGACGATGAAACACTGCGAGAAATGCGGTAGACCGATGATAGAGTACAAGAGCAATGGTGGCGACTACTGGGTGTGCGTATCCTGCGGACACCGTGAGGAGAAGCGCAACGTGCCGCAGCCCGTCGCCGTTGGACCGAGCGAGGTGAAACTATGACAAGCGAGCGTTATCCGATGTGCAAAGACCAGCCAGCGCAGATTGATTGTAGGCGTGAGGATTGCAAGTATCACCAAGACGGCGCGTGCGTCAATGTGTCACCTGCTATCACGATAAAAGGCACTGCTGAGGCGCGATGCTGGTCATTTACAGAACGTTTACCAGAGTTGAAGCCGTGCCCGTTCTGTGGAGATGATGCGTATATGTCTGAAGATGTAAAGTATCATGGATTTTGTGTAGAATGTAGCCATTGTGTTTCGAAAACAGGAAATCATACATCGAAAGAGTATGCCATCGATGCTTGGAACAAGAGGACACCGTGACGCTCACCTGTCCGCGCTGCTTCAGGACGCTTGCCATCCGAGTTGGGCGTGACTGCTACGAGCTGCGGACTACGTGCCCATACTGCGGGCAGGCTATCACCGTCGAGGTAGGGACACCGACAATGGAGAAGCAGCGTGATAGACAGTCGTGACTTGTGGCTGGCAATCCGGCAGGCGTTGCTGATGGTCGTTGACGCCATCGAGCGCGAGCTTGACTTGAACCCGCGTACCGCACAACTGCGGCGCGAGACTAAACATAACCCGTGAGGAGTGAATGATGAAACGAACAAAAAAGAATAAGAAAAGCGAAGATATATACTTTAAGAGGAGCGACGGTCTTTGGTATGCTGCCGTAAGGGGTTGTGATTGGTCAACCATCATAGTAAAAATTGGGACTGATGACGATAAAAAAAAGTACGAAGAAGAGAAAGCACGATAACCCGAAAGGAGTTGAACAATGGATAAAGTAGAATTTGAAGCCGTCATTTATGCGATGCACTGGTGGGCAACTAGCCGCAAGGATAGAGAGCCTCGTGTAGATTCTGTAGAACTGCGCGGTATTGAATGTGACGATGCGACACAAGAGCAATTGGTTACATTCTTCCGTGGACATGGCGCATACAAGATAACAGTTGAGAAGATACAGGTGGCATGATGAAAAACTTTCTGAAAGCATTGGTGTACAGCTATATTGTGATCCTTTTTGTATTGGTGCTTTCTGGTTGGATGGCGTGTACTGTTTTTTGTTTTTGTGGGGATATCTATAACCTGAATCGGAGTGAGATGATGAGTAAAGGTATCATAGAATGCAAAGGGCCATACGTAGAGGGTGCTGTATTGTTGCCAGAAGGCATGACTATCATCAATATAAATTTACATTACAAGTGGGATTCTGACGATTACCTGCTGATGGTAGAACATCCCGACATACCAGAGCGCGGTCAATTTAATATGTTTCTACCGTGGGTTATGATTAGCTACGGACAAGACGAGCAAGGAAACAAGACGGTCACAGATTGGTAGTTACGAGAACACACATAACATAACAAGCGAATAAGGCAGTCTGACAACAGAACGCCGCTGAGCATCACTGAGTACAAACCAGTGAAGGCTAGCGGCGTTTTTGCATTCTAGGAGGGAATATGGAACACGAATACAAGACATTTGATTTCCAGGTTAAAGAATTCGACTTTGACGGGCGCACCGTTGAGGGCTACGCGGCTGCGTTTGGCAATATCGATTTAGGGTCAGACATTATCCATCCGGGCGCATTCTCAAAGACGCTGGCAGAGCGTGGTGGAAAAGTAAGATTCTTGTGGCAGCACGACACGCACGAACCCATCGGGAAGCCAATCGAGATGCACGAGGATGACAACGGCTTGTTTATGAAGGCTATTATCTCCGATACTACCCGTGGGCGTGATGCGCTGGCTCTGCTAAAGGATAACGCCATTAACGGGCTATCCATCGGCTACGACGCCATACCAGGCGGGACGGACTTCTCGAAGAATACCGGCGGTGAAACAGTCCGCAACCTGCGCGAATTGCGCTTGTGGGAAGTGAGCCTTGTGTCAATGCCGATGAATGAGAACGCCACGATAACGGCGCTGAAAGAGGACAACAAATCAATCAACCTTACAGAGCGCGTTGATTCTGTGCGCGATGCTTTCCGTACACAGTTCAATCCAAATGACGGCGAGTTTAGTTCTGTTCCGTCTCCTACTGAAAACGGTAATTACTATTATGTAAGCACCGTATTTGATGACCACTTAATTGTAGAGGACGAGGGTGAGGACGTGTATTACAGCGTTGGATATGTAGTTGACGCGGATGGAAACTATACGTTTGCTCCAAAGTCAGAATGGACGCCTGGAGAATACATTTTTATCCCAACGATGAAGGACGCCGATATTACGCTGCAACGCAAACAAGAAGCGTTGACGATTGCGCGCAATGCGCTGTCACAGATTGAAACGATGTTAGCAGATATAGCACCCGCCGAGGACGCGGGCCGCGTAGATGACGCACTTAACGAAGGGGCCGGGCCGGACGTACAGCCACCCACCTCAGAGGATACAGAGCGTGAACGTTTGGAATTACTATCACAAATCGAGACTTTTGAGGAGGTTTAACGATGGAGTACATCAAAACTGATGAACTCTTTGAACAATCCCAGGTATTGATTAAGGACGCTAAGGCGCTGGCTGGCAACAAAGAAGCTACCGCCGAGGACCTTGACAACGCATCAAAGATGTTCAAAGACGCGAAAGGACTGCGCGAGCGCGGTTCTATGTTGCAGGAGTTGGAAGTTATGGCGTCGCAGGTTACACTGCCCGCCCCTCCAGCTCAGAAAGCCGGCGGGTTCAAATCGCTGGGCGAGATGCT